CCAATACAATTCAATAGGTTTATAACCAAACAATGGAGCATCCAAAATTTCACTAATTAACCCCTTTAAATCTATTTTAGCAAAAGTTTCATAAATAAATTCTTGTTTTTCTTTATCATCGGTAAGTATTTCATACTCCATCGCCAGCACCGCAGATTTTCTACTTTGAACAACTGAAAATATGTGTGGATCATATAACAGATTAGATAGGTCGGCTAATGTATTTCCAAGTTCTTTTAATACCTTATTAGCATTTTCTAGTATTCCATCATAAGCAACAAGCGAATTATTTGGATTTAATGTTGCGACCGCTCCGATTGGTACGTCGTCTTTATAAGCTATTTTCTCAATTTTGAATAAATTAAATATATTCATTTTATACCTTGTAGTAATTATTTTCTTGTAATTTTGGTTTGTAAGTTAAAAGACTTTCAAAGTTAGAAATTGTTTTTGAATATTCAAGTGCCTGGCTCAGTGAATCCACAAAATCGTCGTGCACGTCAAAAGGAAAGTTAGTCAATTCGGAGATTATATCTGTATCTAAATTAGCAGGAAAAAATACTTTCCCATTTTCAAAAAGATTAGACACGGCGTGTAATCGTGTTACTTTATCCGCAATAGGATTCACAGCACGCACAGGTAAACTTAATTCTTTCAAACTTTGTATTAAAGGCTCGCCAGACGCTTTTTTTTCAATCAAAATAATTGACGGATTGAATTTTACAAATAAAGATTTTGCATTTCGTAATAAATCCGGAAAATTCAATTTTTGTCTAAAAACATCAATCAAATAATTATTCCCATTAACTATTTTCCAAGTAGTGCAAACTGAATAATCATTATGTTGTTTGTTGTCAAACGCCGTGTCCCAGCTCTGAAAGACTATTCCTTGTGAATGATTTTCCTCATAGAATTTCAACCAGTCATAATTTATTATTTGATTTTCTGAAATAATCGGTGTTTGCTGATAAAGTGAAGCAAACCAATAAGAACCTATTTGTTTTTTAATTTCCATCAAAGTTTCCAAAGGGTAACGCTCCGGCCATAAAGCCTCGCCTTGTTCGTTAATTGCTGGAAAATTAATCAATTCCCAATCGCCCTGTTTGATAAAACGTCCGGCCAAATCGTCATAATGCCAGCGTGTCTGAATTACGATTATTTTTGCATCCGGGCTTAATCGTGTAAAGGCTGTGGAGTTGAACCACTCATAAGTTTTGTCCCTATAAACCCTACTTAATGCCTCTTCTGAATTTTTTACCGGGTCGTCAATTATGAACAAGTCCGCCCCTTTTCCTGTTATATCACCACCCGCACCCGTGGCGTGCATAACCCCACCAGCCTCTGTTTCCCAATGCCCTTGTCTATCCACGGTTAAATCATTTCTGAAATAAGAGTAAACTTGTTTTGCCTTTAAAGACCACGACGTTGCAAAACTTGTTGCATAAGAGGTCAATATCACCTCTTTATGCGGATAGTTGAGTAGATACCAGGCAGGTAAATACTTACTTATGAATTCACTTTTTCCATGCCGTGGTGGGAACGTAATAATTAATTTAGATTTGTCTTTTGAGAGTAGTAATTCAAGCACCCGCTTTTCAAGTTGCTGAATGTGAGCGGGTGTCTGATACTTGCCACGTGTGTAAATTTTGGCAAAATTACTGGGTATATTCGCTGTTGTTCTCAATATATGTTAAGTTGTTTATATTTTTAGGAATTTGAAAATTAGTAAAATCATTCTTAATTGTAATTTGTTCCTTCTCTGAATAACCACGATGTTTGCCTTGTGTTTTTAGAAAAAATATAATAGCCGCATTGTCATTATTATTGATATTCTCCAACAACTTACTTTCTGCAAAATCTAATAGGCTTTCACGTTCGTTCTTAATCGCATCCTCAACCTCAATATAACGTTCTTTATAATGATAGACTGTTGCGTTCGTGCATTTGAGTATTTTTGCCGCTTGACTTATAAAACCCCGTGAACGCTTAATTGCGTCTATTACTTGTTCTTTGGTGTATTTTTGTTCACTCGCCATTTGATTAATTTATATATTTAAAAAAAATAACTCATTATTATTGTCTTATTGTAAACCTAACAAATTCCACACAGCCGCTTCATAAGTTTTGCCGTGCTTTAATAATTCTTGTTTGACTATTTCGTATTCTTGTTGTGTGTAATTTAGAACAATCTTTTCGTAGTCATCCTCACTTGCTTCAAGTTTGTTATTGAATACCAGCGGCTCAAATTCCCATTCCTTCAAATTCAAATCAAATTCATTTGCCAAATTGTCAATAACTTCAAAGTCAAAATCTATTCCCATTTTTGCTGTTTGATTGTCGGCTAACGCCAGTTCACGTCCCTTCTTTGAATTGATAGAAACGTCGTTTCGTTTTACTGCGATTATTTCATTCCCGTCTGTTTCTATGATCTTAATGTTTTCCAATCCAATTTGTCCCGCAACTTCAATTACTCCATTACCAGCAATAATATTATTGTCTTTATCTAACAAGATAGAACGACCAGCACCTAATTTAGAAAGAGACTTTTCAAGTAGTCGCATTCCTTTTTCTGTGTGCTTGTTAGCATTTTTTGTATCAAAGTTTAAATCTTTGATTGTTGCTTTATCCATTTTGCTTTCTTGTTTCATTTTACCCATATTATATTTCGCTCACAAATCGTTACTATTGAATTTTTATTACCTTCTTAATAGTTTCTATTGGTTTCAATTACAAATCCTCGCTGTGCCCTTAAAAACACTTAATAATAAATTTCAAAAAAAACAAAGTCCTATTATTATATATATTATTATTTATATTATTATATTATATATACAATGGGTTGTTTTGCACCATTGCAATGGTCGGTTTCGCACCATTGGAATGGGTCGTTTTGCACCATTCCAATGGGTCGTTTTAACCCATTGATGATTTTTAAGAACTTACAGACTTTTATTAAGAACTTACAACGATTTTTTACGTTTTAATATCAATTTTTTCTGTAACTACAATTTGTGTTAGAACGAGTAATAGTCGATAAAGTTCAAACGTTGAAAATTTTGTAATTTGTTTGGCGTCTCGGATAAGTGAATTTACTTTATCGTCTCCAATTTCATTTCGTAATTTTTGTTCAAATACTTGTAAATTACCTTGTTTCATTACGTTACAAGAATTACATTGTGGGCGTGCATTGTCAAAATTCCAACGTGTCGCAAAATAACGACGACTAATAAAATGTCCACATTGTAGTTCTTTAATTGGAAAAACTTGTCCGCACGTGTAACAGGTATTTAATCCGTCGGATGAATTGCGGTTACGAACAATGATTGAAAATAATCTATCCAGTTTCCCAATTAATTTATTTCTTGCGTTCATAATACAAAATTAACATTTATCAATACAGCAATTTTACGTAAATTTCTTTAATTGTTAGTGTTTAATTTTGTAAAAAAATATAAGTTACGATTATGGAACTATGGGTTGATGTATTTAAGACTGGCGAACACACCGATAGCAGTGGCGACACGCAGACGTGGACTGAAAACGATTTAAATGAAATTGCAAATCTTTATAACAATCAAAATCCCGACGAACAGCACCTCGCCCCTATTGTCTATGGACACCCAGCAAGCGAGGACGCCGCTTTGGGTTGGGTGGACAAGTTGAAAGTTGAAGGCAATATCTTAAAGGCAAAGTTAGTTGATTTAAGCGAGCAACTAATTCAATCAATCAAGGACGGAGCTTATAAATTCCAATCAATCGCTTTGTATCCGAACAGACTTTTACGCCATCTTGGAATACTTGGAGCAGTGCCGCCAGCGGTAAAGGGTTTAAAGCCTTTATCTGAATATTTCTCAGATAGTCAATTTCTGTTATTTGAATTTGCCGCAAACGACATTAACGATATTGAGAAAATCAAGGAATACATACGGCAAAAATACGGAGAAGATGATTACCAAATTATGTTGAAAGATTTATTATTATTAAAACCAGGGGACGACCAAATGGACACAACAACACAAAATAACAACATACCAGCAGATAATACACAACAAGCATTAAGCGAAGCAAAATTTAACGAAATGGGTGTGAAAATTAAAGAATTAGAAAGAAAGAACGAGGAATTAGCTTTTGACTTATTCTTTAATGAATTAGCATTACAGGGTTATGTAATTCCAGCACAGAAGGAATTAATTAAAAGTATTGCAGTTCCAAATTACCAATTTGGAGAAGGGAAAACACTACTTACAAATCTAACAGAATTAATTAAAACGTTTCCAAAGCAAGTTGAATTTAAAGAGGTGGCAAAAGAAGCACCACCAACAGATGAAATAGACGAACAAACTAAAATGATTATAGACTTAATCAAAGGAGCAATATAATGAGCGATTTAGGTATTACAAATACAGGAAACATTGGTGTCAGTAGTATTTTCTATAAAAATACCGATACTTATGAAATAAAGGGAACCATTGAAAGCGGGCAAGGAGTGTTACCCGTTGGAACGGTATTAAGTAAGGATGTTGCAGGCACTAAATACATTAAGTGCACAGACACAACGAAAATTGAAGGCGTTCTAGGAGAAGACGTGGACGCAACAAGTGGCGACGTTGCAAACGTTGTAATTTACGTTCACGGGCAATTTCTTACTAATGAATTAACAGCAGGCGTTGCGTTAAGCGATGGTGCATATAAATACGGAACATTAAATTTTAAATCGGAGATATAGATATGTCTATTGATATGATAACAAACTGGCGGAGCTTAACAGCGGGTATAAATAGTTTTAACACACAGCCAACGTTTGCGTTGAAAAATATCTTTCAAGCAACTGAAAGCCACGCATCTGATATTATAGATTGGGAGGTTTGGACAAGGACGTCTAAATTAGCATCATTTGTAAGTGATACTGAAAGCCCAGTACCAAGCTCCAAGGGAACTGGCGTAACTTATTCTGTTAAAATCCCAAAAACAGCAAATATTAAATTATTCACAGCGAAAGAATTAGCCGATTATAAAAGGCTCCAAGACGCTGGCTACATACAGAATGCAAGCCAAAGACTACAAGCACAAGCACAATTTGTAACTGACGAACTGAAATATGAGCAACTTGCAGTAATGCGGACACGTGAATATATGGCTATGAAATTACTTGTTGATGGTGCATTAACCGCTGGCAATAATACAATCACTATGAATTACGTTACTAACAAACAAACATTCACATTAACAAGTGGGAATAAATGGAGCGATAACGGCGTTAATCCGTTGGATACAATAGATACATACAAATCAACAATAATGAAGCGTTCAAATGCAGTTCCTAATATTTGCTTATTAGGTTCAAACGCATCAAGTTATTTCAAAAAAAATGATACTATTCTTAAACAATTAGACACCAATAATTACCGTACTGGTGCATTAGATTTAACACAGGGCATTACAGAAGGCTCGGTTATATTCTTAGGAACAATACGTGGAATTAGTTTCTTTGAATATGTCGGAACTTATGATGATGGCGGCACTTCAACAGATATTATGAATGCCAATAAGATTTGTTTGTTAGCAACGGACGGTTCATTCAGAATGCACCACGCACCAATTATAAAAACAGATGGCATATTCCAAGATGATATTTACGTAAGAGTTACAGAAGACCCGTACGGCAATTGGAAGAGTTGGACAATTGAACAAAAATCATTACCTATTGTTCACAATAAAGATTTAGTAATAAGTGCAACGGTAGTTTAAGATGTATATAACAAGTGATTATTTTATCAATATAATGACTGAAAGAGCAGTTGCTCAGTTAACCGACGATGTGAACGGGGAAACTATTAATACAGATTTAGTTAATCTTATTATTGCTAATCAATCCGAGTTAATTGATAATTATTTAAGGGGGAGATATTTACTCCCTCTTAAAAACTCGCATTATATTCTTAAAGCAATATGTTTTGACTTGGCAAAATACGAATTATACAAGCGGCGCAATGCGGTGAATGAAGGTGTGAAAGACAGCTATATGCAAGCAATGAAACTATTAGAGGATATTAACACAGGAAAGATTATATTGAACGAAGACAATATGAGCCAATCATTTATTTACATAACCGATAAATCGGTATATACCAATGACTTATAGTGAAATAGAAAGTAAGATAGTAGAAAGATTAAAGGAATATTTGCCAGGTTATGAAGTTGTAAGTTATCCGAGCAGACCGGAGGACTTTCAATTCACGCATCCGTTGGCTTCAATATTAGTAAAGTTTCAAAGCACGCAATATGTAAAACAAGCCGCAATGATTAATTATGAAGTTCACATTATTAGTAGAAGTCTGATTGGAGCAGAAGGGTATGATTTATTAGAAAAGACACGTGATATATTAACCAAAGACTTTGAAATTAACGGAACAAGGTTTTATGTTGTCAGCGAGCAACAATACGATTATTTTGACGGTAAATGGTTTTACCGATTGTCAATCAGTTTACCATTTTTGACTTTTCAAGGATATTAAAAAAAATAATATAAAGGAAAAAAAATGAAAAAAACATTCAGTGATATAATTAGCTTTATCACAAGGCACGCAGTGTGGATAACTGCAATTCTATTAGGATTGGCAGTATTAAGTCCTTTCTTGGAAATATACAACAAAGTGATTATTATTATAATCTTACTTGGCGTTGCGTTAGGTTGGTCTAATCTTGCAGTATTTTCATTTACCAAGATTAATTTAACAAAAAAAATAATGTCCGGCGATGATGGTGCATCCTCTCCATCGGAGCAGATAGCAACAGCAATCATTATTGCTGGCATACTATTAGGCGTTCATATTTTAGTCGGATTAGCATTTTACATTTTGACTTTAAATGTTTAAATACATAAAACATATTGCACTATTGGTAATTATTCTTTTCAATGTTGTGTATTCGCAACAGCGGTATGAATTACCAACACTTTTTGATACGAATTTGCCAAGAATACAATTAGCAGAAACACAATTAGGAATAAGAGAAGAAACAAATTTTTCTATCATCCAAGAAT